CAGAAAACAGCGTGACGAAGTAAGAAGGCCGAAGACAATCAAGTCGCCTTTGAAATTGACAGTTGTTCCTTCATGGTCAGACGAACAAACAAAAGAAGAATTCATGATTGCTTTCAATGAATGCAGGAAATCAAATACAATAAGAATACTAAAAGAATCAAATTGCAGTTGGTCACCAATACATGACTAAAAAGAAGACGGACATATCAAAGAAGACTTCAACAGATTTAGAAGACCCGAAAGAAGGAAAGCTTTCAGAAAGACATGAAGCATTCATTCAGGAATACCTGTTACACTATAACGGGGTAAAAGCATACATGAAATATTATCCCGATTCTGACTATGATTCAGCAAGGGCTAATTCAAGTAGGTTGATATCAAATGATAACATTCAGGTGAGAATAAACGAATTGCGTTCAGATCTTGAAAAAGCCGCAGGCATATCCAAGCTAAAAGTCATTAAGGAATTCATGTCAATCGGCTTCAGTTCGTTCAAACACTTTCAAAAAGATTGGATGACAAAGAAGGAGTTTAAAAGCTTATCAGACGAAGAACTTTCTTGCATATCAGAGATAAGAACAGAGACAGTCAACATTGATGAACACGTTTCAAAAGAGGTGGTCAAGTTCAAGCTGCACGATAAGCAACGCGCCCTTGAAAACCTTTCGAAGCTGTTAGGGTATAACGAGCAAACCGAAAGCGATTCAACAACTAACATTCAAATAAACATTATTAATCCAAATAAATAGTAACATGACAAAATTGACAATTGAAATAGAATGCGAAGCGAAAGACATTAAGTTCGTTTACGCCTTAATGAAGTTAGACATTCCGACAGACGAAGAAATTGAAAGAATGTATTTCACAGAAACAACTGACGTCACGTCGATAGTCGAACCCGAAAATCGCGCAGAAGTGATTGCAGGCTTTGCTGCTTTGTGTATGGTTGTAAAAGACCCTGAATTAAGAAGGATGAATGACGAACAGAAGCCAAAGAAATCAAAGTTTCAAGAAAAACTTGAAGAAGTAAGAGATATGCAAGAACAGAAATAATTCGTATATTGAACCCGTAACGAAAAAGTAACATCATGAATAAACCACTATTCGACACAGCAGAAAAGGCTGTCGTCAATTTCGTAATGTCATTAGAAGACGTTAATCACGAAACATCAAAATTGAAGTTAATGAACCGAATCAAAGAAGGTGACGACTATGACGTTGAAAAAGTGCTGCTTGACTATCTTATCGAACAGGCACTTGAAAGACGACAAGCGCGAATCATAATATCAAACAAAACATATCTTGTTGATTGCGCAGGTTCAGCTTTGATTTCTTCTGCTGCATGGTTCGACAAAGAAATTGAAAAACATAAGTTTCAAATCAAAATATTAATTCCCGCATTCCAAATGCGTAAAGCAGTAGAAATATGACAGTATCAAAAATCAACACCCTGACGAATTGGTTGAAATCAACCAACAAAGCAAGCAACCAAAAGACGACAACCGTCTTCGGGCCTGTCAAGAAGAAGAACCAAGTTTCTTATTGTAAGGACTATAAACTTTAGGGATATGAGTAGAGTATTTGAGTGCAACGGATGCGGTGACGAAAGGCCGTGTCGTTTAGAGATCTACGAAGGTGACGTTCCTTTTCCTTTTGATCACAATGAATTGAAATGTGTTCTTGATCCGACAAATCAGACGTCTTTTAATTGGACTGAAGACACTATAAAGAAAGAAGGCACAATCGAAGTAAAGATCGAGCCGACAAACAATGTGTCAATTCACATGAATAAAACAATTGAAATGCTAAGCGCGTTGATTGAGACTGAAGGCATATATGAAGCACATCAAATAAGCTTTATGGAGTCAGCACGGCTTGACTTGATTTCAGTATTCGGACACGCTGACATAAAAAGAAGTTAATGAAAAGCAGACTGACAGACAAGAAAACAAACATGAACAAGTGTTAATTATGTTTTACAGAATATTTAGTTTCCTATTCAAGCAAAAAGAACAAGTGTTGACATTTGCTGAACTAATGATTCAGGTTGATGACGCAAGAAGCGTTGAAGGTCTTGAAGATGTATTCGAGTACTTCAAAGAATACCAACATCACTATAAACCAATTGAACAAGAATTCGCGAAGGAACACCTGACCGAAAAAATCGGCGTCATGAAAAAGGCGTATATTGCAGAAATCAAAAAAATGACATCATGACAGATAAACAGAAAGAAGAAGAACAGAAGACAAAAAGCGGCTGCGTGACATTTGCAATCGTTTTGATTTTTGGCGTTCCTGCCTTTTATTATATTTGGTTGATACTTCAAAACCTTTAATGAAGATAGACTTCGAACCGAACAAGAAACAGTTTGAAATGCTTCAAGCGTTTGACGCTCCAAAGATCACGGAAGTTCTTTACGGCGGCGCAGCTTCAGGCGGTAAAAGTTACGGACTTTGTGCAATGCACATTCTGAAGTCAATTGAATTCAAGGGCATTCGTTCAGTGATTGGCAGAAAGGAATTGAAGAACCTGAAAGCAACAACGCTTCAGTCGTTTCTGAAAGTTGCTTCTGCTTGGAATTTAAAAAAAGGTCAACACTTCGAATATAATCAAACTGAATCAGTTATAACATTCTTTAACGGGTCGCAGATTCTGCTTCGTGCTTTGCCTTATTTGCCTAATGACCCAAACTGCGAGTATCTCGGTTCGCTTGAAATTACGTTTGCGTCAATTGATGAAAGCGGCGAAGTAGTTGAAAAGGTTGCTTCAGTTCTTCATTCGCGTTGCGGGCGTTGGTTGAATGAACAATTCAAGATTGACCCTATGTTGTACCACTATTCGAACCCGTCACGAAATCACCTGTTTAGAAACTTCTACCAGGCAGACAAGAACGGAACACTTGAAAAGAATCGCTTGTTCATTCCTGCCTTGATAACTGACCACGATAAGAAGTACAAAGATTTCGACCCTATCAAATACGCTGAACACCTTCGGCAAACTTTGAACTTCGCAGATTATCAACGTCTTGTTCTTGGCAAATGGGAATTTGATGACGACCCGAACGCGCTGACAACATTCACTGCAATCAATCAAGCGTTTGACTATGTTCAACCTGAAACGAATTCGGGTTCAATGTATATCACAGCAGACATTGCTTTCGAATCTGACCGTTGCGTCTTTGGTGTTTGGTCAGGGTTGGACTTGCTGAAGGCAGAAGACCACGACAAGACAATTGCACCTGAAGTAAGAATAAAAGAATTGCAACAAGAATTCAACGTTCCGCAACGCAACATCATTTATGACGCAACAGGCGCAGGAATGTATTTGAAGAACCACCTTGTCGGCGCTTATGCTTTTCACGCAGGCGGCAAACCGTTGAAGGGTGAAAAATACGAACACTTAAAAACGCAGTGCTATTTCTATTTAGCAGAAGCATTCAACAATTCAACGATTCGCATATTTGACAAAAGACATCAAGACTTAATTGTTGACGAATGTCTTCAGATTAAAACACTGCCAAAAGACAAGCTTGAATCAAAAGTTAAAATGATTAAGAAGGACAAGATCAAAACCTTCATAGGTCGTTCACCTGATTTTCTTGACATGATTTCAATGCGGTTTGTTTATGAAATAAAAGGAAAGTTTCAAAGCTGCATTTAATTTTGTATTTTGCAGGCTAATTCAGTAACGGGAAAAAATGAGTAGAACAGTAGAACAGAAGATTACAGGAAAAATCAGGTTCAAAGATTCATGGTCAGAAGTGACACTTGAAGAATTTATCAATATCGGACGGATTCAAGGAAACGAAGAATTCACTGATTTGAGACTTCAACAAAGAATCAGAATGATTGAGGTTTTAACCGACTTAACCTATGACGAACTTTGCAATGTACCTTCAAATAATTTAGGCCCAATAATTGAAGCCACTTCTTTTATTGATAGAGATCCGCCGAAGGTGAGCAAACAAAAGCCGTTCAAGATCGGTGAAGTAGAATATATATTTCACCCTGATTTCAGAAACCTTTCAACAGGCGAAATGATTTCAGTTGAGCAGTTGATCATGGACGGAAACAACAAAGGTGAAAACGTGACGCCTGGCTTATTAGCTATTTTGATACGGCCTTCGAAAGTTGTTCCTGATGATAAGCTCGGAACTAAAACAGTGATAGAAGATTTTGATTCTTCAACATGGGCTGAACGAAAAGAGATGTTTCTTAAACATTTAACCGTTGACAAGTTCTTTCACGAATTGGCTTTTTTTTTGAAGAAAGGCGAAAGCAGCGCGATCAGTTCGCTATTGTCTTCACAAAGCCAAAAGAAGTCACAGACGAAGAAGGAAACAAAAAAGTAGTTCAACCAGAATACGACCCTTTTGTCTTTGTCAGTTTTGTTGACATGATGGTTGACGGTAAGTTCAGTCAGACTGTTTCTGAGTTCTACAAAAAGAATTGGATAAGCTGCTTAAATTGGCGTGCTTGGCAAATAACAAAAGAGAAAAGACTAAAGGCGTAAAACATGGCGATAGATAAAAAGACAACCCTTCAGAGAATATTTGACATTATTCGCGAAATTGCTGTCAAGCATAAAATGATAGCTGACAATGATGTCGGCGACAACGCAACGCGCGGTCATTCGAAAGGTCAGAACAAAGACGAACCTGACGAAGTGCCGCATGAACTTTTGTTTCCTTACTTATTCACAGACGTTGTCGGCACAGATTTAATTGTCGGTCAAGGTGGATCAATTCAAGCTAAGACATACAAAATCAATTTATTCGTTGCAGACAAACATTCAGATAACGCGCAGAATGACGAAGATATTCTTTCAGATACTGATTCAATATTGACCGACCTTCTTATCTACATAAGCCAGAACCCAGAATTGAAGCAGTTTATCATGGGGGTCGGAACAACTTCGCTGACACCTGCAAGACATACAACTATTCAAGAAGCTTACGGCTTTCAATGTGTTCTAAGTATTAAAGTTAGGGCTGCGGTTTGTTGGGAGTTATTACCATTCACAGACGCGAACTGCTAAGACATGGCAATTGAAACAACCATATCAGAAGGAATTGAACCCGTTGCGCAAAAGCTTGCGTTGGCATACGAAGAACAGCTTCGTGAAATGCTAATTGAAAAGGGCAAAGAGTCAAGCGGAACTTTGGTCAACTCAATAAGAACAAGCGTCAGAACAGACGGTTCAATTGCAGTGATTGAAATATTCGCTGAAGACTATCTTCGTTTTGTTGATCAGGGTCGGGCGCCTGGTAGGTTTCCGCCGATTGATAAAATTCGTTCATGGGTTGCTATTCAAGGAATATCAGAAGAAGCTGTTTTTCCTATTGCAAGGAAAATCGCAACACAAGGAATTAAGGCAACGCCCGTTATCAATCCAACACTTGACAAAGTGCTTGAACAGTTTCTGCCTGAATACGAAAAAGAACTTGAAAAGATCGCAGGCGCGGTTCTTGTCAATGATGTATTCAGCGCAACAAATACAAAAGGACAAATGATCCCGCAATCAGTAAGACTATAAAAAAATGGCTTTAACAATCGAAACAACTATACCACAATATTCGCCAGTATGGCACCCGCGAATAATAGAAGCAAGCAGCACCTTGATAGGTGAAGATGAATTCAGGTTCGTCTTTGAGCTTGTCAATACTTTTGCAGGCAGAACAATAAAGGTTTCGCCAAGACCTGTTGACGGCTTCGGCTTTCTTGATCTCAGAAGGCATCTTCAAGATATGCTTCAAAGCGAACTGTTCGACATTAAAGAAGCGGCTTATCAGGTTTCAACGTGGGCGAATTATTCGGTAAGAGTTAAAGAAGAATACAAGGATGGGTCAGGCAATATCATAACAGGCCCCGCAACAATTATTTCTTCACTTGCAGGATTGAATTTAATTCTGAACAGAAATGACATATTGACTTATGATCAAGCAAAATATAAACTTACCGCAGTTGATTCGCAGTTGATGTGGTCTATTGAGAACAACACGAAAGTATTGACTGACGATTTGTTCTTCATTCATTTCGCAATTAGCGGTACATCTTCAACGCTTCGGTTTATAGTGAAGGAATATTTCACCAATGGAACAGACAACACGATTGTTGAAGTTGTCAACGCTACAAGTAGGGTCAATCTAAAGACGCTTGATTTAGCTTCAAAGCTGACTGACCCTGATAATACAGTTCGCGTTGAAGTTTGGTTTGAAAACAATGCGCTTGCACAAGTTTCGGAAAAAAAGAACCTGTACATTCAAACGCCTTGTTCAACATATACAAGGCACAAAATAATTTATTTAGATCCTAAAGGCAGCAGAAGCAGCTTGAACTTTGATCAGGTAAGCAACTTGAACACAGCAGTCAAACCGAAAGTCTATCAGAAATTTATTAACGCAGCAACGCAAGAAGATGTTTCAAGACCGCTGACAAGGTACTTCGTAGAATCAAACGAAATCTTCACAGTGAATTCAGCGATACTTTCAGAGAAGCACAATTCAATGATTCGTGATTTAATCAAATCAACTGAAGTTTGGCTTGATGTTAGAAACGATTCACGCTTTCCTGACGCAGCGGTTGAATTCATTCCTATTGAGATTTTGACGAAGCAGGTCAAAGATGCGAAGTCAGAGAATCAACAACTTCTTCAACAGTCGATTCAATTCAGATATTCATTCGAAGATGTAACACGTTAAGCAATGGCAGAATCAAGGCAACAATTAATAGCAGGTAACTTTGAAGCGTCAATTCCGAACGCTGTTCAGTTAGACCTTCGTGAAGACTTAAGCTTCCCGTTGAATATTAAAGTTGCGGATATTCGCGACATCAAAAAAAGACAAGGCGCGCATTCTCCTAAAGCTATCAAGTTGCCAGGGACTGAAATCAACAACAGGTTCTTCGGTGGGGTTTATGACATTGGCGCAGACTTCGAGATTTTCAACCCAAATGAAAAGGTTAGTTGCAAATTCATTCTTGACGGTGAAGAAATAATCAACGGATATCTTCAACTTAAATCGGTAGACACGAACGCAGCAGGTGACACAAGTTACAGCATTACAATATTCGATCAGGTATCAACGTTTTATCGTCAGATAAAAGACAGGCCTGTTTCAGATATTGACTTCAGCTACCTTGACCACCCGTTGAACCTTGCTTCGCTTCAAGCGTCATGGGCTTCAACTTGGGATTCGTTCGGCGTTTATTATCCACTACTTAAAGACGCCAACCCGAGCGGAATAAAAACGATAGATAAATTTCAGCCTGCCATTTATGAAAAGACAGTCCTTGACAAGATAGTTGAACAGGCACACCCTGAATACCCTTTGCAAAAGTATACGTGGTCGGGTTCACTTAAAGATGACCCTATATTCGAGCGCGAAATTTTAACCTATACAGGCGACAAGCCGAAGACGTCAGAAGCTTCAGCAGAAGCAAAAGCAATGTTTGTCGGACAAGACACACAAACTTTATTAGTTG